CAGCTGTTAGACAGTTCGCAACAGTCGTTCCAACTGGCGGTGGAGAAGATATCAAATTCCCACAAATCACAGCCCTATCCTCAGCTTCATTAGTTGCTGAAGGTGGAGCAATCGGAGAATCCGACCCTACATCAGCATCAGTCACACTAGGCGCTTTCAAATATGCGTATCTAGTTCAAGTTAGCTCTGAGCTACTTGCAGACGAAGGTGTTGATATAGAAGCTTTCCTAGCAAATGACGCAGGTCGTGCTTTAGGAAATGGTGCAGGTGCTGACTTCGCAATTGCAAATGGTTCATCAAAACCAAATGGCGTTATGAACGCTGCTGGAACTGGTGTCACTTGTGCAAGTGCTACAGCAATCACATCTGATGAGGTTATTGACCTCTATCACAGTGTTACTGCTCCATATAGAGATAATGGTGCTTGGATAATGAATGATGCTACTTTGAAAGAAGTTAGACAACTCAAAGATTCCAACAACCAATACCTATGGCAGCCTTCACTTCAATTAGGAAACCCAGCAACATTATTGGGTGCGCCAGTCGCAACTGATAGCAATATCGAGACAATCGCTACTGCTAAAAAAGTAATGGCTTGGGGAGATATGTCAAAATACTACATTCGTGAAGTAAATGGCATCCAAGTTGATAGAAGCGTTGACTATGCTTTCGCTAATGATTTGGTCACATTCAGATTCATATACAGAGCTGATGGCGACTTGTTAGATACAAATGCAGTCAAAAGAATGGTTATGGGCTAATCCCCTACATCATTCTATTTTTGTCAGGCAACTGATGAAAGGTCTTTGTCCAGCAATGGACACTGACTGGAATACTTGAAGGGTTTCCAAAATCCTTCACTATCCGACTCTTCGAGTGTTCCAGTGAGTAATAAGAGGAGAAACAATGAAAATCAAACTACTCGTGGATATGTCAGGTCTATACAATGGCAGTCCAATTCCAAAAAAAGGCGAAACTTGGGAAACAGACAAGAATAACGCAGTTGACCTTATTGAAAAAGGTTGGGCTGAAGCTATCAAGTCTGCTCCTAAAAAAACTGCCTCAGCTAAAGCTGGAAAAGAAAAAAGTTAATGCCTTATACCAAAAAAGGCAAAAAGAAGAAATCTAAATCCAAACCTAATAGGAAGTAATAATGATTGGTTATCAAGTAGCTAATGGCACAGGTCAAATTATCAAAGACTCAAAAGGACGAATAGCAGTCAAAGCATATGTGGATGGAAGTCTAACTGATGCCGCAGCTGCGGTCACTGTGACTGTCACTGATGAAGGTGGAACAGTTATTGTCAATGCTCAAACAGCAACAAAAGAATCAACAGGAATATATTTCTATGACTTAGGCATCGCTAATACAGCTGATGTCAATAAGTTGTATGCAGTATGGACTGGAACTTGGGAGTCAGTAACTCAGAAACTTAGAAGTAATCACGAGATTATTGGTTTTCCAATATTCACTGAAGCACAAGCAAGAAGCTTTGATGTAGCACAGTTGAATTCAGCAAGTGACTACGCAGATGAAGCAATCCTTGATGAGAGGCAAAAGATAACTGAACTATTGGAACAATGGACTGGGGTTTCTTGGGTTTCAAGATATAACCGAGTGAAACTAGAAGGCGAAGGAGACAGAATAATCTCTCCACCAAGTTTTCATATCACAAAGGTGTTATCTTGCACAGTATTAGGAGAAACAGTCGCAACTTCTAATTTTGAAATAGATAACAATGCTGGATTTATTCACAGAACAGATGGATTCTTTGAGAAACCAACAAGTGAGTTTCCCCTTCCAGTTGTTATTGAATACGAATATGGATGGGACTACATCAGAAATGGTGTAGATAGAATCGGACTAAAACTTTTAGTTGATAGGATTGTTGCATCAAATATTCCTGACAGAGCGACTTCGTTCAATGATGAATTAGGAAATATAGCACTTGTGACACAAGGTGGCGGTTTCAAGAACCCAACTCGTATTCCTGAAGTTAACCAATGGATTGATGAAAACTCAGAAAAAGTATTCGGAGTCTAAATGGCAATTAACTCACAGATAAAAGTTCTAAGAGATAACCTAAAGACGCAACTAAGTGCAAGAGCTGCTCTTTCAGGTGTCTCAATCTTCAAGTTCCCACCAGCTGATGAAGCTCCTAAAACTGAAATGATATTTATTGCAGATGGTTCATCAAGTATGGACTTTGAAGCATTTGGCAGTGTGTATGAAGAAAATCTTGATATGACTATTTTCACATATGCACTCAAAGCTGGTGCTGGAGATTCAGTCGCAGCTGCGGCAAGAGACAGAGCCTTAGAACTTGCACAAGAAATTATAGATGAACTAGCAGATGACTCCACCATCAATGGAGCTGTCCTAGTTTCAAGAGTTAGAAGTTTCACTGAAGAAAATGGTTTATCTGATGAAGGACGATTTTGTCAGATAGAAATTCAAGTAGAAGCTGAAGCAATACTATCGGAGTAAATTATGGCTAATAAAAAAATCAAATACTTTGCAAAAGTAGATTTGAACATCAAAGACAAAGATTTCCCAGCAGGAACTGAAATCACTGTCAAGCAACCACCTCGATGGATGGTTGAACAAGAACTCATAGTTCCTGAACACAAATTGAAAGAAGAGGAAGAATAATGGCATTCATTGCAGGAAAAAACTCAGGTGTTCTATTTGGAGCATTCGACCTCACAAGTTATTTCAATAATTTTTCATTTTCAAGAGATATGAATGCGATATCGACAACAATGTTTGGCGATGATAACGAATCTTATATAGAGGGAATATCTACAGCAAATCTTGATATCTCAGGTCTATTCGATGGTTCTACTGATGCAGTTGATGAAGAACTCACTAATGCTTTTTCAACAACTACAGCTACCCCATTAACAGTCTTTCAAAATGGAACAACAGCAGGAGAACCTTGTGTTGTTTTGAACTCAAAAATTCAGAACTACACAATTGATTCAAATGTCAGTGATGCAGTTGGAGTTTCTTCAACTTTCACTGGAGATAATTTTGGAAGAGGTTTGAGCCTATACGCTCTAACTGACACAAGTGCGACAGCTACTACAACAGCTGTTGACTTTGGTTCATCAACAACTTTTGGTGGACAAGCCTTTCTACATTGCACAGCTGACAGCTCTGCCAACATTGCAGTAAAATTGCAATCTAGTGCAGACAACTCGTCATTCGCTGATGTGACCGCAGGAAGTTTCACAGCTATAACTGGAACAACATCAGAAAGAATTGCTCCAACTGGCACTATCAATAGATATGTCAGATTGGTCATCACTGTCACAGGTGGTTCAGCAACCTTTCAAGTTTCGTTTAGCCCAAACAAGAAGTAATCAAATATATAACTATTAGGAGAAAATAATGGCATTCATTGCAGGAAAAGATTCAGCAATAACAATCGATGGCACAGCTCTCACTAGCTATGTAGATTCAATGTCTCTCAGTCGTGATGTTAATACATTAACTGTCACAAGTTTTGGAGATGATAACGAAGCCTACATTGCTTCAGTAGCTGGATTCAATATGGACATAAGTGGTTCATTTGACAGCACAGCTGATGCAGCTATCGCTGGAATGTTTGATGGTGCTACAGTCGCTTTTGACTTTAGACCAAATGACACAACAGGACTACCTAAATACACAGGCAATGCACTTATCACTAACTACACAATTGACAGCTCAGCTTCAGACAAAGTCTCATTCTCAGCTTCATTGTTAGTAACTGGTGCGCTCACAAGAGCATCAATTAGCTAGTGTCAAAGAGGTCACGACTAAAAAGCAAAGTCAAGGGACTTGATACTCTCATTGAAGTATCAGGAGTAGATATTGCCTATCAAGTCAAGCTGATTGACCAGTTAGGAAAAGAAGCAACTGACCTCTACAAACAATTCAATCAAAACTTCGGTCAAATAGTAGTTAGTGACATCAAGTCAAAACTACCAAAAGACTCAGGAGCATTAGCCAGCTCTGTTCGTTCAGCAAGACTCAAAGCAGGTGTTGTTGTTCGAGTTGGAACTCCAGCTAAGCATCCATATGCAAGATTGGTTGAGTTCGGTGGATTCAATCCCTATGGAACAACTATAAGAAAATCTGTAGGGACAAAAAAACTTGGAGCTTCTGCTTCTCTAAAGATTAGAAATCCATTGAAAAGAAAATTGTGGAAACCACAACGAAGAGAAGGTTATTTTATCTTCCCTATCGTTGCTGAGAAGCTGCCACAACTACAAGCAGACTACATAAAACAATTAGATAAATTAGTTGGAAGACTTTATGGAAAGGCAGAAGCCTCCATCCTTCCTTCTAAATTGAAATAGAGGACATATGTCAGAAAATAACGAATATCCAGTCATTGTGATTGGAGAAAAACAGTATCTGATGGACTATTCAGATATCACTGGTCTGGAGTGGAAAGAAGTGAAAAAACTCACTGGACTTGGTGCAATGGAGGCAATCGGTCAAGCGTCAATGCTTGATATGGAAGTTCTTGGAGCTTTAGTTTTTGTTATCGCTAAGCGAGAAGATAAAACTATCAAGTTCGATGATATCTTAGGTCAACTGAATATAAATTCAGTCAAGACACAAGATGAAATAGATGGAGACATCCCAAAAGCCTAAGGGCAGAATGGCGAAAAAGTCTTCCTGCCCTAACTCATTTTTATGGCATCAAACCATATGAGTTAGAGCTATATAGTTTCGGAGAACTTCAAGAATACTCAGAACAATTATCAGATTTCATAAGGATGAGAAACAATGGCTAAAAGAGGTAGAACACCTATACAGCTTTCCATAGCTCTAAATACTGAAGCTCTAACTAGAGGAGTCAAGTCAGCACAGTCTCAACTAAACAAACTCAGCGGAGTTGGAGACATTGCATCAAAAGGTATGAAGGGTCTTGGGACTGGATTGAAAGTTGCCTCAAAAGGTGCTTTAGTTCTAAGTGCTGGAGCAGCTGCTGCTGGTGTCAAACTACTTGAACTTGGTTCTGATGCTGAAGAAAGTGCAAACGCTTTCCAAGTAACATTCAAAGAAGCAGAGAAATCCTTAGGTTCTTTTGTTGATGACTTTGCGAATAAAGCAGGTTTCACAACTTCTGAACTCCAACAACTTTTATCGTTCACTGGTGGTGTGACAAACGCTATGGGAGCTACAGCTGAGGAATCAGCGGAGCTTTCAAAGACAGTTGCTCAACTTGCTGGAGATATCGGTTCTTTGAAAAACATTCCAGCTGAACAAGCTGTTAGAGCTATGACTTCTGCGTTAACAGGAGAAAGAGAATCTCTAAAAAGTTTAGGTATTGTCATCAAAGAAACTGATGTTCAACAAAAAGCATTAGAGATGACAAACAAGTCATCTGTCAAAGAGTTGACTAACTTAGAGAAAGCACACGCAACAGTTGCTTTGATAACTGAAGCTTCTTCAGATGCAATTGGCGATTTAGACGCAACACAAGATTCTTTTGCTAACACTACTAGAAGACTAAAAGCAGAACTACGACAAACAGGTTTGGAAATGGGGCAAGAACTCCTTCCTGCTGTTTCAGGTGTATTGCCTTTATTATCAAAGCTAGCACAAGACATTTTGCCTTTAGTGACAGATGCTTTTGCAAAAGGTGTGGTTGCTGTTCAAGAGTTCTTGGATAAGTTTGGCGATGATATTCTCAAAGGACTAAAAACATCATTTCAATTATTTCAAGACTTAGGAACAATCTTTTTTGATATGGTTGGAAAGTTTATCAAGTTCATACAAAGCTCTGAAATATTATCAGGTATCTTTGAAAAACTAGGTGGCGAGACAGCTGGTCTAATGGACAAGATTCACGATTATGCAGAATCTATTCGTGATGCAAATGATGCTGAAAAAGCGCAAGCAAAACAAATGGATAATCTAAATGATTCATATTCATTAATGCAAAATGTGTATTCAGGCAATATGGATGCAGTTAATGAACTAACTGGTGCTACTGAAGATTTGACTGACGAACAGGAAGATAATACAGACGCTGTTGAAGAGCAAGCTGAGACATATGAGATGTCTGCATTAGAGTTCAACAAATACACAGACGCTATGGGTTCAGCTCTTAGTGCTATCAAAACTTTGACTGGTCTTCAGGAAAAAGGAAAGCGTGAAGAAGAGCGTTTAGAACAAGCTACTGGCGAACTTGAAGAAGCAAATATCCAAGTTGCTCACTCACAAGCAAGATTGGCAGCTGCACAAGAAAAAGCTACATCACTTCAAAAAGATGGGACTGAGGTCACAGCTGAAGAAGAATTAGCAATTATAAATCTACGAGAATCTATAGATGAGTTAACAGAAGCTCAAGATGGTTCTCGAAAAATGGAACTTGAGTTAGCTTTAGCTAAACAAGAACTCAATGAACTTATAGAAGAATCGACTGAGCAGTCCGATGCATACTTTGATGCTGTCAAAGCTGTTCAAGAAGCAGAGGAAGACCTCAAAGATGCTATTGAAGAACAAAAGAAAGCTCGTGATGAGCAGATTCAAGCAAGGAAAGATTTAGCTGCAGCATCTAAGATATCTGCTGAAAATATTCTTCAAGAAGCTTCTGCCATACAAAAACTAGAACAAGCCTTTGGAGAGTTTAGTGGTGGAACATTCCAGGAGACTTTAGAAAAACTTTCTGAGATAACTGGAAGAAAAATTGCAGAAATACAGGCTGCTTTTGCAAATGCTGGTTTGACTGGTGCAGATTTTACTGTTCCTCCTTCATCAAGCTCAGATAGTTCAGATTCTGACTCTGATTTTGGTTCTGATAATGATAATGATGGAAGTCCACCTCCAGTTGTTGAACCGCCTCCAACATTAGGAGATATTGCTGGAAGTGATAGTAACAGCGGAGCTTCTAGTGGTGGTAACAAAGTTCAACCTGTCAAGATATTCACAACATTGAATATTAGTGGAGAAAGATTTGAGACTGTCACGCAAGATGCAATTATTAATCTTCAGAAGCAGGGCAAGAGAATACTGATATGAGCGTAGCATTCAACTCAGATGTCAGTCTCACAGTTGAAATTGGTTTTGATTCAAACCCATTAGATGTTTCGCAAAGTTATACAGATGTCAGTGCATATGTGAGAAGTATTGAAACAAATAGAGGAAGACAACACGCATTAGATGAGTTTCAAACTGGAACTTGTTCAATCGTTCTATCAAACCTTGATGACAGGTTCAATCCACTCAACACAAGCAGTCCATATTATGATGCTGTTACTGGAGAGACAAAAGTCAAACCATTCAAGAAGGTTCGTATCTCTGCTGTGTATGATGGAATAACTTATCGCCTTTATACAGGATTTATCACTGGATATCCTGAAAGCTTTGGAGGTCAGGGTTCTGATTCAACAGTTAGGGTGCAGGCTGTAGATTTATTCAAACTACTCAACCTCAACACTATTGGTTCAAGAGGTTGGATTCTTGGAAACACATCTCGTTCCTTAGTTGGTAGTGCAAGGCTTGGTTATGCAGATGAACAGGAA